GAATCATTTGGTTTTTTGTTATATTGAATTTCCCCAGAATCTGGGTTTGTAGAATTAGAACCGTCGGATCTACCTAAATAAGTATTTAGGTGTGTCATCAATTCATCATATGATGGTTCTGGGTATAATTCTGTTATTTTTGGTTGATCTTTTAATTTTTCTAAAACATCTTGATTCTCTGTAACAGATGTTGTATTTGGTTTAATTCTTATAGTTGTTTCAGCATACTCTCTACCAGTTTCTTCTGGAGATTTTACTGTAACTACGATATCTCTACCAGATTTTGGATCTGAAATATCGCCGTAATCTGGGTCTGCCACAAATGCCAACAACTCTTCGTAAATTTGTTTACCAAATCCCCAAAATTTAACACCTTCATTTTCACTACCCCTAACTATTACAGGAACATATGTCCTCATTTTTGGATCTAATTTTCTTCCCATTATCCAATCGTTCTTATCACCAGTCTGTTTTAGTTTTTCTGAAAATTCTACGATAGGGTCTGGTCTTCCAAACGATACTGGGGATAATACTGAACGCTTTCCAAGGTTATAATGGAAATCTAGTTCAATGAATGGGTTTTCTCGATTGTGTGTGTATGGAACGATTCTGATTTGATGTTGTCCTGGATCTGGTTTCCAGATGTGTGATGTGCGATTATTCGCATTTTTTAGTGAATTCAAACGATTCTTAATTACATCAAGATTGATACTCATGATGATCTCCAATTTAATTATTAAATATGAACTATTATTATTCAACTGATATTATTAACTTGTATTCATTTTACGCGTCTAAATGATAAGAAAACATTCAATTGATGTGTATTTTATTATATTAATATACTGAATTAATTTTTAATATGCAAATTTTATTTTATTTTTTTCCAAAAGATCTAGAAATTATAACATTTCTAGTCAATTCTTTCAATTTTTTCTTAAATTTATTTTTCAATCGTTCATTTGCTTGCTTTTTGGTATTCCCTGGTGGTTCTGGGTTTATATGTGTTGTATCTAACTGACTGACAAGTTCTTGATTTATTGTATTATAAATTTGTTTTGATACGGAACTCACCTCAGAATTTATATCCTGAAACACCAATTTATCGGAAGATGTTAATTTACCAGATATGTATGTTCCTAATTTTTTTATAACCAGACTGATATCTTTATCCTTCTTAGAAGGATCCATTTTTGATAAGTCTTCAGATTGACTCATAGACATTAATTTATAAAGAGTTTTTAATAATGCCTTTATTACAGAATCACCGCTAAATCTAGAGTTTATACCTTTTAATTTTTCATAATTTGTCTTAAACTTTTCAGATTCAAATATATCTTCAAAAATATTTTTCATTCTAGATGGTTCGATATCTGGTAAGAGATATGATATGGATCCTTTTCCCGAATCATAAATAGAAGTTGCATCTATAAAAATTATGTATCCCAAATAATTTATAGAATATAATTCTATTGCTTCGTTAGTTTGTGTTTTATGCTTCATGGTATTAACGTGATTTTATGATCAGATTGGTTTAAATATAAACTTATGCTGGTCTTTTTATTAAAAAAATGTAATTTATTTGCAACTGGCTTTTTGTATTCATAGCCTATTGATTTTAAAGCCGTTGTTATTTCATGTTCTTTATATTTTTTAGCATCTATGACATTATCTGGTAACATAGATATATCGGTTAGCTTAGATTTTAATTCGTTAAATATCCCATCAAAACCGCTAGCTTCACTTATATTCGATGCTAATACATATTCGATTAGTTTTGAAATTAATTTGTGTTTAATTTCTCTAATTATTCGTTTTTCATCCTTATTTTTCATATCATTTTCACACGATTATTATAATAATGTTTACTATAAATATCTACTAATAAAAAATATTCAGATGTTATAAACTTTTACTAAAATTATTTTCACAACCTTAAATCCTTCTTTATTTTTTAATAACGCACAGTTTCTATATCTTTCCCATTCTATGGGATAATTTTTATCTAAAACGCCGTTATTTATGTTCATTATTAACTCATTTAAAGCATTTATAGTGTATATTGTATTTGTTTCTCGTTTTTGATGGACCATTATGGAATTTGGTAGAAACTTTTTATATGAGTCCATTATAACATTATATGATAATATGGAATCTTCTTTTACATCAAAAGACTTAAATAAAAATACTTTATTATTGATTATTGAAAACTGATTTTTTATATTAACCAGTACTTCAGCAATATTATTTTTCTTCGAAAATGTGCATACCAGCTGTGTTTTCAATACCTCTCTCACGTTTATAATTAGCATAATATTTACTAATATAAATATATTTCTAAATACGTTTAATGGTACCAAAAGACTTCCCAGCATAAACTTTTATGGTCATATTATCGGTTTCGAAGCATTCTTTTAATAATGGTATTAGGTCCATTTCGTCTGGGTGAATATCGAATACGAATGCATCGTATAGATATAGCATTAATTTAGATTGCTTATATTTCAGTATTTTCATTACGGATTTTAATTTTTTAACATTATATTCCGTTTCCAATGATTGCAACGCATAATTAAATACTTTAGTAGGATTTGGATCTTCTATAGACCTGAATTTTTTTTGATAGAAAAGTGATTCTATTTTTTCATTTTCCACATAATCTGAATACAGTTTATCACTAAAATCTTTAATTTTTTTAAAAAATGGGTGTTTTAAAAATTCGGGTAACATTGTACCATATATGTTTTGAAACACCTTTAACTTGATTTTATCATAATCAATGTTTAATTTTAAATCGTTTTTTATACAATCATAGGGGTGCTCAGAAAACTCGTAATCCAATAGTTTGGATAGTAGTTTTATATGAAATGCATCGTAATCGAATTGTACAATCGTTCCATTATCAAATCTAGACATTATTGTATCCCTAACGCCGTTGGTTTTGTTTAATGCTGAAAAGTTTACATTATTCCATGTGTTACTAGGTCTGGTTGTCAATGTTTGCCAATTGTAGAATTGATCCCGCAGTTCCGATTGCATTGGTACTTTAGTATTTTCTATGAAATGGAAAACTTCTGAAAAATCATTACAATATAATATGCAATCATTGCTTATTTTATCTGGTTTATAATACTTTAATACATAATCTGAGATATTGTCGGCATATTCTAATAACTTAGATAATGGTATTATTTTAAACAAATCCGTCATATAATAATACTTTTGTATGTAATATTCCACAGTTTTTGGATAAAACTCTGTGTAGTCTACTATATCATCGAAATAATAATGAATATATGAGTTTACATCCAATCCTCCAGTGACCCCGTTATACATACATAATTTTTTATTTAATACCAAGGATTTATCTCTAAATACTATTTCATTTAATTCGATATTAGTTTTTAGTTCATCTGGGTGGTCTATGTTGATGTACTCGGATTTTCCATCGATATGCTTAATATACAGCCCCAAAATTCTATTATTATTCGGATGATTTATTGTATTTGATGGTATTGGTACGATTACAGCATTTTCTTTTATTATCATGGTGTATTTTACAGATATTATTAAAGATCGTATTTACTATGTTCTTTATAATTTATTAGAACCTTAGGTAATATACGGAATTTTTCTGAAAATCTAGCAATAATTCTTTTATTAGTGTCAACTACGCCAGATTCTATAAGAATCCCATTATTAAATACATCATATTCTGGTCCAGTTATTTTCCAAGGTATCTTGACTAATCCGTATAAATATTGATTTATACCTTGTTCGTTTGCAGTATAATCCGTTGCTTGGTCTTTTCCTATTTCAAAAAATATTCTATCTGGTTCATTTCGTTTATACACAAAATATCGGGTCATTAATCCTTTAGAATAATCTATTTTAGTAGGCCTTACTTTAACAGCTCTAGGTGCAGTATATCTATGAAATAAACCAGTTCCACCTACGATTTCGCTTTTTTTTCCATCAGTAGTTGTCATGTAATGGTTTAAATCCATATATTTGTAATATGATTCGTCTCTTTTTTTATATTCCACAAGTTTTTTTGATTTATTTTTATTCCATTCTTTTTCCGTATAGACTTCCCCACTAGAATATATGTGATAATATCCAATATACTCCTTCCAATCGTCTAAGGTCATCCACTGCGATCCAGAAGTATAAACATTTTTTACGGTTTGTGCATCTGAGTAGTATAACCTATCCCTATAATTTGCCATATTTGATTACCTCCACATGTCTACTCTAGCAACAAAATGTAGAGTGGTTTCCCATGTTAAATTCTTTATGGAATGGGTTACTTTTGTGACACAGAATTTCATATCATATTTTTCCCTATAATGTGCTGGTATTAATGATGTTTTAACATTATCCCCATATCTAAATCCAGCTATACCATCTATAGTTATTTTTAATTCTATAGGATATACTGCGGCATTTAACCAATGCGCACCAATACCATCTCGTAATTTATCTATATCGTTGGTATTTTGTCCTGCAGTTTGTCCTGGTTTTATTTTTAATCTCTC